CGGCTGCAATGGACTTCTGTGAGTTCTGTATCAACGAGGAGTGACAAGATGCCGATTGAAGTATCATACGTTAAAGAACATGAGGATGGTGGCGCAACTTACGGGTTTGATTTAGACGAGGAGTCTGCCGTTGCTGTGGCAGAACTTGGGTTGAAGCTGCTACTATACTGCCATGCTTGTGGGAAGGAAACACAAGAAGTTCTAGATGGCTTGGCGCAGGAGGTCGAACGTGGAGAGGACTAGACAACCCTGCCCTTTTGTAGACTGCGGCAGCAGAGACGCCTTCACCTACAACACCGAGAAGATGATAGGCAAGTGCTTCTCGTGCGACTCAGGCTACCCTTCAAAGGCCGGTAGGGAGGTGTTTGACTGGGCCTATGAGGATTACCCTACGTCGCACATGAACAGCGGAGAAAGGAACACGATGACCACTACACAAAATGTGTGGACCCGGACGGGAACAAACCTGACTGAGGTGTCTGCGGCAGGCTACCGTGGTGTCACGCCTGCTACCATGAAACTGTACGGGGTTAAGTCTGTAGTCGATCGACAGTCAGCCGAGTCTGTCGGACATGCTTACCCCTACCCCTCGGGCGGGTTCAAGGTACGAAAGTACCCAAAGGACTTCTTCGTAGACAACTTCAAGTCGGACGAGTTGTTCGGTATGGACAAGTTCAACAGCGGTTCAAGCAAGGTTGTAGTCGTCACCGAGGGTGAGCTTGATGCCATGTCTGGCTACCAGATGACTGGATCGAAGTATCCTTTTGTTTCTCTGCCTAGTGCAACCCCGTCCCGTAAGCTATGGCAGAACGAGAAAGTGATGAAGTTCCTAAAGAGCTTCGACAAGATACTCATGTCTGTAGACAGCGATGGTAAGTCTAATGGCATTGTCAATAAGCTGAGCATCCTCTTTCCGAACAAGGTCTACGTTGTTCCCCATGACAAGTACAAGGACGCCAACGAGTTTCTAGAGGCTGGGGCTAGCGCCGCCTACAACTCGGCATTCTTCAACGCCAAGAAGTATGTCCCCGAGAATGTCTTCAATACCACCGAGCAGTTTCTCAAGATTGTAAACGAGGATGAAGACAGCAGTTACCTTCCCACTTACATCCAGGGTTTCGACGACCTAGCCCTCGGCCTCATGCGTGGCCACTTCACAGTGTTCTCTGCCCCAGAGGGTATCGGGAAAACGGAGTTTATGCGGAAGCTCGAACACACCATGCTTCGTAGCTACCCTGAGATCCCGATCGCTATCTGCCACATGGAAGAAACAAAGAAGCGTTCTATCCTCGGGCTGGTATCCTACTGGGTCAACAAGAATGTCACCCGTACTGACCTGATCGACGACAAACAGGAAGTAGATACTGCCATCAAGGAGATGAGTGAACGGGAGAACCTGTTTCAGTTCAGCCTTGGTGTGGACGAGGACCCTATGTCTATCCTCGACCGTATCCGGTACTTTGCTGAGGGCTGCGGCTGTCAGTACATCTTCTTCGAGCCAATCCAGGACCTGGCTTACTCCCGGCAGACCGACCAGTCTACAGAGGCATGGTTATCTGAGCTTTCCACTAAGCTGGCACGTCTGGCTTCTGAGTTGAACGTGGGTATTGTGACGATCGCCCACGAGAACGACGACGGCCAGATCAGGGACTGCCGGATGATCGGTAAGCGAGCCTCTGTTGTGGTTCGTCTGAAGCGTGACAAGATGCACGAGGACGAGGACGAGCGTAATACTACAGAGTTGCTTCTGGTCAAGAACCGCCCCGCTGGCGCTACTGGCTGTGCTGGCTGGTTGAAGTTCGACGAGGAATCCTTTACACTTCACGAGGTCTCGCTGGACAACGAGATATAAGGAGAGACGAAAGCATGAATACGATAGCACTGGACATTGAAACAGACGACCTCGACGCCACCCGTATCTGGTGCATCGTAGCCCGTGACGTGAACGGAGGCGACTACCACGTATTCAAACACCCGGACAAGCTGGACGAGGAGCGCCAGAGGTACCTTGATTTAGTGGAGTCCGTAGACAAGGTGGTGATGCACAACGGTGTAGGGTTCGACTGGAGGGTCCTCTGTCGTTTCTTTGGTGAGAGCCACCTCCCCTTCGACAAGGTTGTAGACACCCTGATAATCTCACGTCTACTTAGGTATGATCGGAAGGGCGGTCATTCGCTTGGTGCTTGGGGCAAGCGTGTATTCCTCGACAAGGGGACTTTCACTGACTTCTCTGGTGGTCTAACAGAGGAGATGATTGACTACTGCAAGAACGATGTTGATGTGACGGTCAAGGTCTACAAGAAGTTGGCCCGAGAGATTAAAGAGAACGGAGGCATGGAGACATGGGCCAAGCCGATCCGCACAGAACACACCATACAGAAGATCCTGGAGAAGGCTACAGAGAATGGCTTTCTATTCAAGGCGGAGGACGCCGAGGCTATGCTAAACGAGATCACTGCCCGCATGGCCCACCTAGAGGAGGAGTTCCAGAGAGACTTCCCGCCCAAACTAGAGATCGTCAACACACTGCAGTACAAGCTCAAAGCCGACGGGCTTCCCCACGTCCGCGTGGCTCAGGCACAGGAGAAGTACCCTAAGACTGAGGTGGTAGAGGACACGCTGGTCTGCTATGATTACATCCCCTTTGCCCCCGGCTCTCCTAAGAAGCGTATTGACCGTCTCTGGGAAGCGGGGTGGAAGCCTGTGGCTAAGACGGACGGACACCTTGACTGGGAACGTGATATGAAGGACGCCCAGCGCAAGGGCAAGGTGCCGGACAATCTAAAGGAACGTGGGACCAAGTTCAAAAGGTACGGCTGGAAGTGCAACGAGCAGAACCTCGACACACTACCGGCCAATGCACCTGTTGGGGCGCACAAGCTGGCAGAGTGGATGACCCTCGATGGTCGTAGGTCCTCTCTTGTCGAGTGGCTAGGCCAAGTTAAGGAAGACAAACGTATTCATGGGAGGTTCACAGGTATCGGAAGCTGGACCCACCGCCTGGCACATAGCGCACCTAACCAAGCCAACATCCCTGCCGAGTTCCACGGGGACCCTGACACTGCAGTCAAGAGAGTGAAGGATAAGTATGATGGCCCCATGAGGGCCCTGTGGTGCGTCCCTGAGGGAAGCTGGCAGGTAGGTACGGACGCTGAGGGCATCCAGCTACGTCTGTTGGCCCACTTCATGAAGTCTGAGCAGTACCGTGACGCCATCCTGTCGGGTTCAAAGGAGAACGAGACGGACATCCACAACCTCAACAGACGTGCCTTGGGTCTCGACCACATCACTAGGGATAATGCGAAGACGTTTATCTACGCCTTCCTGTTGGGGGCAGGCAACGCCAAGGTCGCTGAGATCCTTTCCTGTAGTACACAGCAGGCCGCTGAGGCTGTAGAGAACTTCACTCAGTCGATCGAGGGGTTGGCCCGTCTCAAGAAGACGATCATCCCTCGTGTCGCCAAAAGGGGCTGGTTCAAGGGTCTCGATGGTCGCCGTGTTGGTTTCCCTGGGCAGCACTATATTCTGGCTGGTATGCTACAGAATGGTGAGTCCACCCTTATGAAGTACGCCTGTCTCAAGTGGATGCAGGACGCAGACAACGAGGACATAGACTACAGACTACTCACCTGGCCGCACGATGAGTGGCAGACAGAGGTGACAGGTTCAAGAGACATGGCTGATCGCCTAGGAAAGATTCAGCGTGACGCCATTGTGTGGGCGGGGGAGACTCTCGAACTCTTCTGCCCTCAGGAGGGGTCAACAGACATTGGAGAAAATTGGAGAGAATGCCACTAACCTGTTGACAGCAAAACCTAACATCGAGTACAATTCGCAAACTCTAACGCCATAAAGGAGCACAACGAATGGCTAAGTTTATCAAGGCAACCGGCACCGCCGAATGGGCCAAGATCTTCCCGCAGAACATGGACAAAGGGGGCGACGAGAACAACGCGGCCAAGGCTGTCAAGAAGGCCGGTGGTCAGTATGTCATGGACTTCTACCCTGATGACCCGGACGCTTTCATCGAGGACCTCAAGAAGAATAATGTCGATATGGCACCTATGGGTCACGACCGTATGAAAACCAAGGATGGTCGTGTCTACACCAAGCTGAAGCGTAAGCATATTGGGCCCTTCGAGGAGGCTGGTGGCCCTCCCAAGGTCCTCGACGATAATAAGCAGCCCTGGGACATGGACGAGCAAGGTGAGGTTGGTAACGGCTCCAAGGTCGGGGTCGTCCTGGACAACTACAACGGCAACATCCGTCTCGCTGCTGTTCAGGTCCTTGAGCTTGTTGAGTACGAGGCTGAAGATCTCGACGACGCTATTGACTTTTGAGACACTCATGGGAGGGGGCTTAGGTCCTCTCCCTTACTACAGGCAAAGGAGATACTACCAATGAACATTAACATTAGCATGAGTAGCTTTCAGTTGGATGAGTGGTTTGCCCACTTAGCCGTGGAGGTTCTCAAGAGAGACTTCAAGGACCTCGACCTAGAAGAAGAGGACCGGCAGTCGTTTCTCGACGTTATCTCTTTCTATACTACCCACGAGGAGTTTAGGGCTTGGTATGAAAATCTTGATTGACGGGGACCCCTACGCCTACAGGTCATGCTTCTCCAAGGATGTTGAGTCAGAAGACGACGCCGTTGAGATGGTGGACAGCCTTCTTGAAGAGACCCTTATGGAGGTTGACCCCTTCTGGACAGACGATGACTTTGAGCTTTTCCTGACCGGCAAGACCAACTTCCGACATGAAGTGGCCGTCAGCTTCCCCTACAAGGGCAACCGACAACAGGAGAAACCTGACTACCTGTACGAGGTTCGTAGCCACATGATTAAGGACTGGGCTGCTGTAGTCTCGGAGGGAGAAGAGGCTGACGACATGATCGCCATAAGGGCGACAGAACTCTACCCGGATTGTGTTGTAGTCTCCATCGACAAGGACATGCTCCAGATACCTGGGTCAAACTACAACCCAGGCTCCCGCAAATGGACCGAGATCTCTGAGTTCGAAGGTCTCAAGTTCTTCTACCAGCAGATTCTGACAGGCGACAAAGCAGATAATATCATTGGCCTCTATGG